TTCGCCGAGATGCCGACAGAGCGCGGACGGGCGCCGATGACGACGCCGGCGCAAGGGGCGACGAAGGCGCCGAGCGTGACGAGGGCGTAGTCAGCCACGGCTCATCGCCCCCTTGAGGCGCATCTCGCTCATGGCGATCGGCTTGACTGTGTTCCAGAGCTGGCGCGCGGCGCGCTCGTCGGTGCCGATAATCTGGCCAACGTGGAAGTGGAAGTGGTTGTCGCCGCCGCCTGCGTTCTGCTTCTCCCCCTTGCCGGGCAGCACTTGCGCAACAACCTCGTCGTAGCGGCCCTCGCCGACGCGCAGGAGCGTGCCGCCGGGGGTGCGCCTCACGTAGGCGCCAGATGCCGCGAAGTGACCACGATAGGAATCGCCGCCGCCGGCACTGCCTTTCAGCGCGTTTATCACGGCGTCTCCCGCAGTCCGCGCGCCGCCGCGGACGCCACCGAGCGCGGCGCTCACTCTGCTGATCTCGTTGATCATCTGCGTCGCATCGAGGTTGCCCATGCGGACGTCCCTGGCAGCGCGCTTGCGCAGGAGCGCGATGCGGTTCTCAACCGCAACGGCGGCCTGGTTGATCTTCGGCACAAGCTGGTCCTGCGGGCGCCAGTCCTTGAACATGGACGCCATGAGCCGGTCGGCCTGCTTCACCGTAATGTGCAGCGCGCTTACGATGCGGTCGCGGGCACTACGCAACTGCCCGTCGGTGTGTTTCGCGTCGACGTTGCCGAGCGGGATTTTCTTCGCGGCGATCTCGCGGAGCTGGTTGAGTTGCAGGAGGGTACCGCGGAACTGTGCGCCCGTCTGCGTCGCGGCCTTCGTACTGAGTTCCGTGACTGCGGCGTCGACAGCGACCTGCACCGACTTGGCCTCAGCCTTCAGCCGGTCGCTCAGGCGCTTAGCCTCCCATGCGGCAAATGCCTCTTCGGTGCCCTGCCCGCCGCGGTGCGGGTTGATGACCCCCTCGTGGAGTGCCTGCTGCCGCGGGTTTTCGGGTTTCGCCCCGTACTTGGACACAGCCAGCGCCAGAGCGGTCGCGGCTGCGGCGGCGATGCCTACCACAATGACCGGCGCGGCGACGCTGGCAAGGGCTCCGCCGGCTGCCGCTCCGCCACCGCCGAGCAGGCTCGTCGCGACAGTCCGCTCACCGGTGCCTATCGTCGTGCTCGCCGCGCCCGATTTGCCCACGGAGAAGACCCGCGCGGCGACCTTCCCTGTTCCAGCTCCGCCGCCGCCCAGAACGCCGCCAGCCCCAGCCACGGACGCGAGTCCGCTCGCGATCTTGCCACCGACGAGTAGCGTCTTCACCTTGCTCAGCATCGTGACCAAGGTACCGAAGCCGGCCGCTACCTTGGTCACAACGAGGAACGCGGCCAAGGCCCCACCGATCTCCACGAGGTGAGGCGCGAGTGGCTTCACGACCGCCAGCAGTTTCTTGAGGCCGGGCACGAGGTCGCGAATGATGGGCATGGCCGACCGACCGATCTCAACGAAGAGGCCGCGCAGATCCACCTGCAGCAAGGCCATCTGCTTGAGGTCGTCCTTGGCCTTGGCGAGCTCCTTCTCGTCCATGACTTGGCCGCTGTCCTTGAGCTGCTGATTCAGCGCGTCAAGGTCGGTAGACGAGGCCGCGATCCACTTCGACATGCTCATGAATCCCTTGCCCAGGAGCTTCGCGGAGAGGGCCGTGCGCTCGGCGCTCGGCGGCATCGCGGAGAGCGTGGAGCGCACCTGCTCGAGCACCTGATACGGGCTCATCGTCTTCAGGTCGTCGAGAGTGATCCCCAGGCGCGCGAACGAGTCGATGGACGTCTTCGTGCCGGTGTTCGCGGCGTCGATCTGCTTCGAGAGCATCATGACGCCCTTGCCGCCCGCTTCGGCGGACACGCCGTAGCGCGCCCACTGGCCCGTAAGCAGTGAGGCATCCTCGGCCGAAATCTTCGACTGCCGCTGCAGGGCGGCTACGGATGCCGTGAGAGTCTCGTAGGACTGCACGCCCTTGCCGACGATGCCGGCGATGGCCACGAGGCCCACGGCGGCACCCTGCTGGGCGCCCTTCAGCACCTTCCCCCATCCGGCTGTCTTCTTCTCCGTCGCGTCGAACTGCTTGCCTAAATCGTGCAGCGCCTTCTGGCCCCCCTTGGAGTCGCCGCCGATGACCAGGCGCAGGGCCATTGTGTCGAGGCCCACGCCGCTACCCCGCGAGGCTCAGGCCAAGGAGCCGCATGGCCTCTTCTTTGTCGTGATCGTCGAGGTCGCCGATGTAGCGCGTGTTCACGTCCGACTTCGGCGGCCGTGTCATGCTGACTTTTGGGTCGAGGAAGGCGCAGGAGATCATCCAGTCGATGAACAGCTTGCGCTCCTCGTTGCTGAAGTTGTTCACCAGGTCGTCGAAGACCTCGGCGCCTTCCTTCTCAACCTTCTTCCAGAGCCGCGGCGGCATGTTCCCGGTGGCGATGTAGTACTGGAGCGGAGGACGCGAGAGGCGCGCCACGCCGCCGCTCGGCATCTCGACGACGACCCCGGCGAGCATCTTGTCCTTGCTCGGCCACTCGGCGGCGGGCGTCGGCGTGAGCGCGGCCGGCGCGGTGTCCGGCGGCGCGTCCTCGTTAAACTCTCGTTCGGTCTCGTCAGCCATGGGGGGCTCCTGCGTCGCATGTGTCGGGCGTGATGAAGCGGACGCCGCCCTTGGTTTCTGGTTCGCCCTCCGCGTCCCGCAACTCCTTGAGGCTCAGCAGGCATCCTGAGTCGAGCGCCCACGCGAGCGTCGGGTCGGAGAGGCCCATACGGCGCGATGGAGGCTCGCCGAAGGCTTCGCAGACCATGGCCAAGGTAGCGGCCGCCTCCGAGTCCGCGAACGCCTGGACGCCCCATAGGGCGACGCAGAAGAGGTCTTCCGCGGTGAGCGCCTCGGCGTCCACTTCCCCGTGCGCCAGCGTGGCGCGTGCGACTGCCAGCGTGCCGCCGCCCCCGGAGAGCAGGGGAGTGAGCCCCGGCATTTCCAGTGGGGCGACGGCGCCGGATGGCAGCGGCACGAGAGGCATCGCTCAGGCGGCGTATGTAGCGTAGGCGGGCGTCGAGTTGACGAGCGTGATCGTGAACCACTTGGAGGTGGCCGTGTCGTAACGCGCCTCCCAGTCAAACGACGCCTTGTTGCGGCGCTCGTTCGTAATGGCGTCCGGCTTCGCGGCCTGGTACTGACATGCCGGCATCTCGACCCAGAGCTGATGCTTGTAGCCGGTGGCCGCGTCCTCGGCATGCGTGAGCTTCATCTTCGCGGCGAACGTAGTGCCCGCCGTGAGTGCCTCGTAGTCGACAGCGTCGAGCCAGCGCTTGGGGATGGAGCCGCCGAGCACCGGCAGCGCCGCGTTGTAGATGATCGAGTCGGGAAACAGGCTAGCGACGCCGAACTGATGTTCGGTTACCAGCGAGTTCTTCAGCGACCAGTCGAAGTCTTCGGTACGCGCCGAACCGGAGAGCCACGTGAGCACGCACTGGCCTGTGCGCCACGGCCCCGGCGTCTCATACGAAGGCGTCAGGACGGGGTCCGCGAGGGGCTTGTGAACGAGGCCAACGAGTTTGGACGATTGATCCCACGACCCGGCGGCGGCTTTGACTGCGAGCTCGTCGACGCCCACGCCCTGACTCTTCCAGAAGCCGCCGGCGGGCGGCGCGTAGACCATCTGGAAGGTCTGCGGGATCTCGCTGGTCCGGAGCGAGAAGACGTGACGGAAGGCGCCGGCGGGCACGACCACCGCGTCGGGGTCCATGATGATGCCGTCTCCAGGGGTCGTCACGCAGCCGCCACAGGCCGCGGAGAGCAGCAGGCCCATGATGGACGGGTAGCAGCGCGAGTCGAGCTGGCCAGCGGGTGCGTACTCAGCGACGCCACGGTTCGGCGAGGCGTAGAAGCCGCCGCGCAGTTCGTCGAGGGTGTCGAGCATCGTCGGAGTGGCGTTCATGTCGATGCTCGTACCGGGCAGGTAGAACAGGTTCGACGAGACGGCGTTCGCGCCGCCCTCGGCGTTCGGGGCCTGCTCGAGCGCCGCCTGGATGTAGCCGCCGGGAGATGCCATGGTCAGTCACCGTCCTTCGCGGTTTTCTTCGCTTCCTTGATGTCGACGAGCTTGAGCGGCGTGTCCTTGATGGCCGCCTTCGCCTCGTCTTCGGTCATGCCGGCTTCGCTGAGCGGGAACTCGACGCCCGGCCCGTAGCCGTCCTTGGGGGACGGTACGCCCGGGAAGTGTCGCCGCTCACCGGCGTACTTCGGCCAGGTGATCGCTTTCATTGCTGCACTCCTTTACTCAGCACGCTGGTAGGTTTTGACGGTGAACATGAGGGCCACGTCGCGGACGATGCCGTTGCTGGTCGTCCAGGTGCGCGCGAAGCCGCCGCCGTGGTAGCGGCACTGCCCGCAGACCAGCGAGGCCTGGGGCCCGAGAATCTCCTTGGCGGCGCGCATGTAGCGCAGCAGCCGCGTCTCTTGGCGCTCGCGGGCGTCATAGCCGACGATGAAGGCCACTTCGACCGCGTGCTCGATGCCGTACTCATCGTCCAGCGAGGGCTCGTCTGTGACGCTCTCCGGCTCAGGCCGCAGCACGACCGCGGGGAAGGTGACCATCGCCAGCTCGGTTTCGTCCTGGGGGTCGAAGACGAACCAATAGCTGGCATCGTTCGGGGCCACGAGATCGACGGCGTCGGCGTACTCGCTGTTGAGAGCGGCGACCTTGGCGGGCAGGTCGTCCCTGAGCTTGGCCTTCATCTGAACGAGGACCTGTTCGATGCCGGGCATGCTCATTTGAGGTTCACGTTCTGCAGGTTGCCGAAGCCGCCGCCGGCGCGCACGGTGCCGGCCAGGCCGCTGCCGCCGATGCCCATGGAGTTGCGCTCCTCAGCGACGAGCCAAGCGTGAGTGAGCTTCTGATACTGCGTGCCCCACTTCGCGGGCATGCGGATGACGGGGCGCTTTTCAGCGAACGTCATGCCGTAAGACTTCGCCGGGCTCGACTCGCTCATGCCGTAGCTGCCGCTGGTCTTCGTGATCGTCTCGGAGTAGCCGCCGCCGCCGGTCATGCTCGAGCGCAGGGCGCCGGTGAGCACGCCGACCTTGTGCGAGTGGATGAAGTGGAGTGCTTTCCAGGCGGCGTAGGCCGGCTCGTTACGCGCCCAGGTCGCACCCGAGGCGCGTCCCTCGGTCTCGAACTGCTCGCCCATCTGGCGCTTGAACAGCTCGCCGTAGGCGCGCAGAGCGCCGCCCCAGTCGGAGATGCCCTCGCTGAAGCGAGACATCTTGAACTGGAACTCCTTGAGCGGCGGCTCCGTGCGCAGGTCGAAGGTGACGCCGGCACTCTGGCGGGAGACGGTGGCCATCAGTACCACCGGCCATCGTCGTAGTGACGGTGGTGGTGGTGGCGCGGGAATCCGTCAGCGACGTTGCAGCCCCCAGAGAGCACCATGTCTGCCGCGAGCCCGCCCCTGTCGATCAGCGCGAGTCCGTCGGCGTATGCTTTCTCGTGGGCCGCAGCCGCGCCGCCGTCCCCACCGACGCCCGTAGCCGCCGGGAAGAGGCTACGCAGGATGCGCGCCGCAGACCCGGACATGCAGTACGCCCTCAGGGTCGCCAGCGCCTCGGTGTCGATGACCGGGATCAGGTAGCCCTTGGCGCGCAGGCGTCCGTCGAGCTCGGCACTGACCTGCGTGATGAGAGTGCCGGCGCCCGCAGTGGTGAGCGCCGTCTCATCGGACAGCTCGCCGATCGCGCTGTTGAGCGGGGAAACGTCGTCGAGGGTGCAGTAGTCCACGGTGTTTACTCGTCGCCGCCCTGGCCTGACGTACCGTCCTCGAGCAGAGCGATCAGCTCGTCCTTGTTCATGCGCGGGTTGGCCTCGAGGCCCGCCTCGGCGCACATCTCGCGCAGCCGCTTGTTGCTCTTGCGCTGCAGGTCGGTCTCTGCGAGCGCCTCAGCATGTTTGTCGGTGATCCACTCGACGGCGTTGCAGCGCTCGAGCTCACCGCGCTCCGCGCCTTCGACGATCTCGCCGGCAGCGAAGCGATGGTGCACGCCGCCTGAGTCGCCGTAGATGACTCTCTTGCCTGCCTTCACGATGTAGGGCATCGCCTTCTCCTAGTTGTGGCCTGGAGGCCGGGCCGTGGGTAGCAGTCTCGGCCTCCAGGCGAGTGGTGATCAGCCGCCCAGCACGTCGCTGAACAGGTAGGCAGCCTCGGGGCACACGGCCTTCTCGTCCGTGTAGTCGTCGACGTAGCGGATGTCGCTCTTGCGCGAGGCGTCGAACACCGGCGCCGAGATCTGGAAGCGACCGACACCGTCGACGTTCCAGACGAAGGTGCGCGCCGGGACCGTGATGCGGCCCATGTTGTCGTTCACGCTCACCGGGTAGTAGGCGAAGAGGGCATAGTTGCCCCACAGGTCGATGTACTCCTGGGTCGTCTCGTCGAAGTTCGAGGCCTTGCCGATCCAGATCTGGTCGAGGCCCAGAATCGCGGCCACCTGAGCGATCGTCGGCACGCCCTGCGGCCCGTCGCCATAGATGCGCTCGCGCACCACAGACAGGTCACGCAGGACTTCCCACGTGTCGTCGTTGATGACCATCGTGTTGACCTTGCGGCCGATCTTGGGACGCACGGCAGCGTTCGCGATCTTGCGGCAGCCCCACGGATCCGGTGCGCTGTCGTCCCACTGCGCGGTGCCCACGAGCGCATCGCCGTAGGTCATCACGGCGTCGTTGAAGATGAGGCCGGCGATGCGGTTCTCGGCGTTGATCATCACCGTGTCCATGACCGCGGCGACCGCGTCCATGTCGACGTTGAGCGCCGGATCGGCGTTGGCAACCAGTTCCTTCGGGATCGGCACCGCGACGCCATACCCCGTGCAGAAGAACGAGCTGTCGGAGTAGCCCCAGTCGACCGTCTTATAGACGTCGCCGGGAGCCCTGCGGATGTCCTGCAGGCGGCTCTGGCGCTTGGTGACGTAGTAGAGGTTGGACTGCTTGGAGCTGTTGAACACAGGAGCGACCTGAGGGCCGATGTAGTCGGCTGCCAGGATCTTGTAGTAGTCGAGTGTGAAGCCAGAAACAGCGACGTCGACATGGACTTCGTTCGGGCGTGGCATCTCAGTTCACCCCTCTCAGGCGGGATTGGTGACGACGCCGGGCAGGACGTCGACGATGATGGTGCCGGTCCCGGAGGCCAGGCCTTCCATGGCGGTGCCGAGGAACTCGCACTTGGTCGCGGCGGTCGCGGCGATCTTCACGCCGACGCCGTTGGCGCCGCAGGCGATGCGGTCGTTGGCTGCGATCGCCGTGGTCGCGTCGACGTAGACAGGGGTCTCGCCGAGCGTCACCACCGATGCGTTGTAGCCGGCTTCGGCGTTGTCATCGAGGACCACGCCGTGGCACTTGCAGGCCGCGGTGCCGAGGACGACCTTGCCGGCCGCCGACAGCTTGACGATGCGGTACTGGTAGGTGGCGAGACTGGTGCCCGCCTCGTAGGTCTTGCTGATCGGGATGCCAGTAGGCAAAAGCGTTGCCATGAGGTCAGCCCTCCCTTCCTGCGGTGGTCAGATCGCGGTAGCGGTCGG